TCTGCCGATCCGCGCCGACCTGACCTACGACCAGGCCAATTACCCCGATCTGGTCGCACGCCTGGGGCTGTCGGGCACCGGAACGTTCTCGCTCGTGGAGCTTCGCGGCGAGTTCATCCGTTGCCTGGACAACGGGCGAGGCGTCAATGTGGCACGCGTGCTGCGCTCAGCCGAGGCGGGTGGCAACAGCTCACACACCCACGGAGTCACGGACCCGGCTCACGGCCACTACGTCAACGACCCCGGCCACGTCCATAGCGCATGGACCGACTCGCAAGGGCAACACAACCACGGCATGCAGGTGCCGGCGAACATCTCTGACTCTGACCGCGGAACCGCGAACAACTCGGATTTCAGCATCGACACCCCGAAGCCGATCACCCCAGACGGCGCACACGTTCACACCGTCGGCATCGGTTCGAAGACCACAGGCGTCTGGCTCAACACCAGCACGACGGGCATTTCGATCAATGCGGACGGCTCCGAAGCGCGTCCTCGCAACGTGGCATTTCCGGCATGGATGAGCTACTGAACCGGGGGCACACGCCATGACCAAAACTATCTACCTGCTCGAACCCGCGACCGGCGATCTCGTCGGCGAATCCGTTCACCCGCTCGACCCAGTCGAGACCGAGCGCACCGGCAAGCCGGTCTACGCACTGCTCAACCCAGCGTTGGCCACGGAAGTCCCGCCTCCGCATGTTCCCAGTGGAATGAAGGCGCGGATGGTGAGTGGTAAGTGGGCACTGGAACCACTTCCAGTTGCGCCGCAACCTGAAACCCCTGCGGCCCCCAAGCCGCCTACGGCGCCGGCGCCCATCACGTTCGATGAACGGCTCGCATCCCTGCGCACTCACGTGCAGGAGTACATGGACTCCATGGCGCGGTCGCTGGGCTACGACGACATCAAGACTGCGGTCACGTATGCCGACGAGCCCTCTGTTCCCAAGTTCCAGAACGAAGGGCGTGCGCTGCGCGCGTGGCGATCTTCTGTCTGGTTCACCTGCTACGAGCTGCTCGACAGGGTGAAGGCCGGCGAGGCGAGCGAGCCTTCGGAAAAGACTCTGACCGGCCTGCTGCCTCGGCTTGAGATCCCACCGCTCGAAGCGCCTATCGAGATGCCCGCGGAAACGCCCACCCAACCGCCTGCGGCCGACTAGCCGCAACGAACCCGAAACATCACAGGAGCACTCCACCATGTCTACCGAATACCACCACGGCGTACGCGTTTTCGAAGTCGACGAAGGCGGCGCCACCATCCGCGTCATCAGCACCGCCATCATCGGCATCGTGGCCACCGCGCCGGCCGCCGATGCCGCAGCGTTTCCGCTCAACACCCCTGTGCTGCTGACCAATCCGGGCGGCAGCATTGGCAAGGCGGGCGCCACCGGCACGCTGGCCAAGACGCTCAAGGCAATCGCTCGTCAAGCCCAGGCCGTCACCATCGTTGTGCGGGTCGAGCCCGGCGCGGACGCCGCTGCGACCACCAGCAACGTGATCGGCACCACCACGGCCAACGGTCAGAAGACCGGCTTGCAGGCCCTGCTCGCAGCCCAAGGCCAGCTCGGCTACAAGCCGCGCATCATCGGCGTCCCTGATCTCGACACGGAAGCCGTCGCCGTGGAAGTCGGCGTTGTTGCCAAGGCCCTCAAGGCCTTTGGCTATGTCGCGGCGCGCAAAGCCGACGGCATGGCCTACGCCACCACGAAGGAAGAGGCCACCACCTACCGCACCAAGTTCGGCGACCGCGAGCTCATGGTCATCTGGCCCAACTTCCTCGCGTGGGACATCGTTGCCAACGAGGTGGAAACCGAGCCGGCCGTCGCCTATGCCCTGGGCGTGCGCGCCAAGCTGGATCAACAGATCGGCTGGCACAAGACGCTGTCGAACGTCGTCGTCAGTGGCCCGCAAGGCATCAGCGCCGATGTGTTCTTCGACCTGCAGAGCCCGAGCAGCGATACGACCTATCTCAACTCGCTCGAAGTCACCACGATCATCAACCGCAGCGGATACCGCTTCTGGGGCAACCGGACCACCGAAGCGCAGGGCGGAAAGTTCTTCTTCGAGAACTACACCCGCACCGCTCAGGTGCTGGCGGACACGATGGCCGAAGCGCACTTCACCTTCGTCGACAAGCCCATGCATCCGACCCTCGTGAAGGACATGCTCGCCAGCATCAACGCTAAGGGCAGCGACCTGGTGAAGGGCGGATACCTGATCGGCTTTGAGGCCTTCCTGAACCCGGACCTCAACCCGAAGGAAGAGCTGTCCGTCGGCCGTCTGCGGATCAGCTACCGCTACACGCCGGTCCCACCGCTGGAAGACCTGGGCTTCATCCAGACCATCACCGACGACTACCTCGCCAACTTCGCCGCGGCCGTGCAGGCCGCCTGATCGACGGCAACGCACCACACATAGGAGCACACCACCATGGCCCTGCCAAAGAAACTCAAGAACTTCGCACTCTTCGGCGACGGCGAAAGCTGGGTCGGAGAAATCCCCAGCGTCACGCTTCCCAAGATCACCAGGAAGACGGAGGAATACCGCGCGGGCGGCATGCATGGCCCCGTCGAAATCGACCTCGGCCACGAGAAGCTGGAACTCAGCATCAAGGCCGGTGGCCTGAAAACCCAGCTCATCACGATGCTCGGCGCGCAGACCGTGGGCGCCAACGTGTTTCGTTTCGCCGGTGCCTATCAGGACGAGACCACTGGCCAAGTCAGCGCAGCAGAAATCATCATCCGCGGCCGCCTGCGCGAGTGGAGCCCCAACGAAGCCAAGGCTGGCGAAGACAACGACCACGAATTCACCATCGCCGCGAGCTACTACAAGCTGATGGTCAACGCAGAAGAGCTGCTGGAGATCGACGTGCCCGGCATGGTGTTCCGCGTCGGCGGCACTGACCAGTACAGCGCGATCCGCGCCGCCATCGGCATGGCCTTCGGCGTCAACGGTTGACGCCAACCAGCACCACCGCCCCACCCCTCGCATTCCAACCTGAGCCACCACCATGAACCTCAACGCCCAACAGCCCGAGATCACCACCGCCACGCCCAGCGTGCCCAACACCATCACGCTCGACACGCCCATCCAGCGCGGCAACACCACCATCGGCGAGATCGTTCTTCGCAAGCCCAGCTCGGGGGAGCTGCGCGGTCTGTCGCTGCAGCGCCTGCATCAGGCCGACATCGACGAACTGCTCAAGCTGCTGCCGCGCATCACCACGCCCAGCCTGACCCCGCCCGAGTGCGCGCAGCTCGACCCCGCCGACCTGTCCGAAGCGGGGGGTGTGGTCATCAGTTTTTTGTTGAAGAAGGCAGTGGTGGCCGCGGCCTTGCAGAGCGCGTAGAAGACGCCATGGCGGATCTGGCGCTTGTCTTCCACTGGCGCCCGCAGGACATGGATGCCATCTCGCTGGCGGAGCTGATGGATTGGCGCGAAGCCGCCCGCAAGCGCTACGCCCCCAGCAAGCACGACGACTGACAGCAATACCTTCGAACTGAGATGGCAACCGCGCTCACCCTCAAGCTGATCTTGGCCGGCGCCGGCAAGGCGGTCAGCGAACTCAAGCCGCTCGACGCGCAGAGCAAGGCCACGGCCGCCAGCCTGAAGCAGTCACGCGACGCCCTTAAGCTGCTCAACGGCCAGATGGGCCAGGTCAACGGCATCCGGAAGTACCAGGCCGAGCTGGCCAAGCAGGGCAACAGCCTCAAGGTGCTGCGCACCAACATCGACAGCGTCACGCGCACCTACGGCGCAAACAGCAACCAAGCCCGCGCGCTGCAGGCCCAGGTAGATCGCGCGACCGCCGCCTATGACAAGCAGCGGCACGCCCTCGTGCAGCTGCGCACCGCGGCCACCGCAAGCGGCATAGGAAAGCTGTCGACGGATCAGCATCGCCTGCAGGCGGAGATCGCCTCTACCAACGGTGCCATCGCGCAGCAGAGGGCGCGCCTTGAGGCTCTGGCCAATGTCGGCAACCGCAAGGCGCAGCTGCGCCAGGGCTTCAACAACACCCGCGCCGCGGCGGGGCATCTGGCCATGTCCGGCGCTGCGGGCATCGGGACTGCCTACGGCATACGCCGTGCAGTCACCGAGCCGCTGCATCAGGTTCGCCAGTACGACACAACCACAGCGCGCATCGAGGCCTTGGGATTGGGGAAGGAAGATTCAGACCGCGCTATCGAGTACGCCAAGCGGATGAAGACCTTCGGCACCAGCACGAACGACAAGCTCGGACTGATGCTGGATGCGACCACGGCGTTTGCCGACGTACATCACGCCGAGATGGTGATGCCTACGCTGTCGAAGATGAAGTTCGCCAACACGGCCATGTTCGGGGAGGAAAGCGGGAAGGAAAACGAACGCAAGTTCCTCGACATGCTGCGGGTGATCGAGCTACGCGGCGGCCTTGCCAGCGAGAAGACCTTCACCGATCAGGCTGACATGGTGCAGCGGGTCATTACCGCCACTGGCGGGCGGGTTGGGCCGGAAGAATGGCTCAACTTCATCAAGACGGGCGGCGTCGCGGCGAAGGGGCTGAATGACTCGGCCATGTACTACCAGCTCGAAGCGCTCATCAGCGAGATGGGCGGCAATCGCGTGGGCACTGCCACGATGTCCGCCTACCAGAACCTCTACCAAGGCAAGACCACCAAGCGTGCCGCGAAGAACATCGAAGCGCTCGGGCTGATCGGAGATCCTTCAAAGGTTTCGCACGACAAGGCCGGACAACTGAGCTTTCTCAATCCTGGCGCTCTCAAGGGCAGCGAGCTATTCCGCAGCAACCAGTTCGAATGGATGGAACAGGTTCTGCTGCCTGCGCTGAAGGCCAAGGGCATCACCGAGAAAGAACAAGTCCTCGACACGATAGGGAGCATCTTCAGCAACCGCACGGCGTCGAATCTGTTCGCGCAGATGTACCTGCAGCGCGACCAGATCCACAAGAATGCCAAGCTCAACGCCGGCGCCGACGGCATCAATCAGCTCGACTCGAAGGCGCGCGGGATCGTCAGCGGGCAAGAGGTCGAAGCCATGGCGCGCTTTCACGACTCCATGCTGCAGGCCGGACGCGCCCTTCTTCCAACCTACATCAGCCTGCTCAATACGGCGGCCAGCGCCCTGCAAGGCATTACCAACTTCGCGCGCGAGAACCCCGTGCTCGCGTCCTACATCGGGAAGGCAGTGCTGTGGGTCGGCCTGCTTACCGCGGGCTTCGGCGCGCTGAGCCTGGGCGCGGCCGCCCTGTTGGGTCCGTTCGCAGTCGTGCGCTACGGCTTGGGCCTGTTCGGCGTCAAGGCCGCAGTGCTCTCGCCGGTGCTCAGCGTGCTCACTCGCGTGCTGGGCTTCGCCGCGACCGCCGTCATGTGGCTCGGCCGCGCGCTGCTGATGAACCCGATTGGACTGGCCGTGACGGCCATCGCGACGGCCGCTTTCCTCATTTACAAGTACTGGGGGCCGATCAGCGGCTTTTTCCTGAACCTGTGGGAGCGCGCGAAAGGGGCTTTCGCCTCCTTCTGGCAATACCTCGGTGGATCGATGCCTGCGGCGCTGGCGACTGTCGGATCAGCCATCCTCAACTGGTCGCCCCTCGGGCTTTTCTACCAAGCCTTCGCCGGCGTGATGCAGTGGTTCGGCATCGAGCTGCCGGCGAAGTTCACGACCTTCGGCGCGCAGATGATGCAGGGCTTGGTGAACGGCATCACCGGTGCGCTCGGCGCCGTGCAAGACGCCATCAATGGCGCTGCCGAGTCCACCCTCGGCTGGTTCAAGGAAAAGCTCGGCATCCGCAGCCCTTCGCGCGTGTTCATGGAGGCCGGCGAGAACATCGTCGAGGGCGCCGCCATCGGCATCGATCGCACGCTGCCGCTGCTGCGAGCCGCTGCGCTGGGCTTGGCTGGCGCCTCGACTGTGGCCATGCCTGCCATGGCCGGCGACTTCCCGCTCGCGCCCGGAAACTTCGACACGCGCGCGCCGCTTGCGGCCGTGCCGGCCGGCCGGGCGGGCGGTGGTGTTGTCGTTCAGGGCGACACCATCACCATCCACGTCACCGCGGCGCCCAGCGCCGATGCTGCAGCACTGGCGCGCGCCATTCGTGCGGAGCTGGATAAGCGCGACGCCGACAAGCGCGCTCGTGTTCGCGGCGCCTTCATCGACTACGACAACTGATTGCCGCCATGCTTTGTCTCGGCCTCTTCGTCTTCGCGCTCGACACACTGAGCTATCAAGAGCTGCAGCGGCGCAGCAGCTGGAAGCACGCCACGCAGGCGCTGGTCGGCGCGCGCAACGCAACGCAATACCTCGGGCCAGGCGACGACATCATCACGCTCAATGGCATCGTGGTGCCCGAGTTCGCTGGCATTCCTGCCAGTCTGTCGGTGCTACGCCTCATGGCCGATCAAGGCGCCGCATGGGTGCTCGTTGAAGGCACTGGCACCATCTACGGTGCCTTCGTCATTACCGAGCTTCAGGAAACCAAAACCCTGTTCTTCGAAGACGGCGAAGCGCGGCGTATCGAATTCACCTTGACCCTGCAGCGCGTGGATCAGGATGCCCAGGAAGCGGTCAAGCAACTGATGGCCGACAGCATGGGCGACCTCGGCACGCTGCTGCAGGACGCAACCGACAACATGGGCCAATCCTTGGGCGTGAGCTTCAGCGGAAATTGAACTGACCATGTCCGACGTCGACGCCATCACCGACACGCTGCCCACGGTAGCCGTCAGCACCTCCGATCAAAGCACCAGGCGCGCAGCCGCACATCTCACGCCCATCTGGCGAATCATCGTCAACGGCGCGAACGTCTCCGACCGCATCGAGCCTCGCTTCGTGCGCCTCACCGTCACCGATGACCGGCAGAACGAAGCCGACGAGATTGAGCTCGTCGTGAGCGATCACGATGGCGCAGTGGAGCTGCCAGACACGGGCGACACCGTCGAGGTGGCCATTGGCTGGCGCGCAGAGCCGAATGCGGCGCCCTATCGCCAGCTCACCACGGAAGAGATGGGCTTTCCCGTTGGTCTGGTGGATAAGGGTCGGTACACCGTGCAGGCAGTGGGATACGCGGGCACACCCGACGAGATCACGATCCGGGCACGTGCAGCCAACCTGCTCGATAGCCTTCGGTCGCTGCGCGATGAGTCTTGGCACGACACGACGGTCGGCACCATCGTCAACAGCGTGGCCAAGCGCAACAGCATCGAGGCCATCGTCGCCAAGGAAGTCGCATCGCGCAAGGTCAAGCATGCGGACCAGCTCAGCGAATCAGATGCGTCCTTTCTGCGCCGGCTGGCGCAGACCTACGACTGCCTTTGCACCGTGAAGAATGGCAAGCTGCTTTTCAGCCAGGCACGCGCCGCTCGCACTCCTAGCGGCAAGGTGCTCCCCCCTGTGGTCATCACGAGGCAGGACGGCGATAAACACAACTGGAACCGCGCTGATCGCGACGCGTACAGCGGTGTGAAAGCTTGGTGGAACAACATTAAGGCGGGGCGCCGAAGCAGCGTCATCGCCGGTCTGAGCGGCCGCGCGAAGGAACTGCGCACGACCTTCGCGAGCGAAGCGGACGCCCTGGCCGCGGCCCGCGCCGAGTGGCTGCGCATTCAGCGCGGGATCTTCGATTTCGAGATCACCCTCGCCTACGGCCGCGCCGACATCACGCCTCAACGACCCGCACGCGTGGCCGGCTATAAGCAGAAGATCGACGAGACGCCTTGGATCGTGGTCAGTGTGCGCCACACGATAGACCACGCCGGCTACATCAGCCAGCTCACGCTGGAAACTGAGCAGGCCGAAGGTGTAGAGGGACAAGAAGGCGCAAGCGCAAACACCTGACGCTTCAGGTCGCCGTCCCACGAGGGGTGTCATCGATCACACTAACGAACAGGCGAGAGCTTGACCTCGATAGGCAGCGCGGAGAGTTCGTTAGATCCTGATGAAACTACCACTTTCCAAACACCTGGGGCATTTGCACTCCACCGAACTACGTGTGCAAAGCAAGGTCGGGGCACATTCCGGCGCGGCCCGCTCGTAACTTCAAATGAAGCTTCGAACACGACCTCGCCAGACTCTGAGGTCACACGACTGGTTAATGCTAGTTGGGTTTCGGGGGCAACGCTTCCGAAACTTATAGTGCCTGCAATTACAACTGCGGCCTCAACTGGAAATGCCGGTGCCTCAATGTGTTCGAAGCCGCCCGCGGTCAAATAGAGCAGTCCATCCTGACGGATCAGTACATGCTCCGCGGCAAGTAGGGACGATACGTGCAGGCCGTGGTCAAGGTCTTCCTCAGTTGCGAACCGTGCCCCCGAAGTTGCAGTCGAACGTCCCGCTCTACCTCCCTTGCCTCCACGAGCTCGTATCAGATCTCCAAAAGTGGTGTCGCCGCCATCTTTACCATCCCCTTCGCCGCCAAGTCCGCCCGCCCCAATGTGGACAGGAATTTCGGCGGGAAGATCCTCCAATCGCAAAGTGGCGATGACCAGCTCTCCTCCCCCTCCTCCCTCGCCACCCACGGCACCATCTCCAATTGCGCCTGCGCCCCCGCCGCCCGCGCCGGGCCACACTCCGTCTCGACCCGCGAGCGAGATGTCGCCGCCCCTGCCCCCGTCACCGCCACGAGACCGAGTTGATCCAAGCACGCCACCACCGCCACCGCCGGCGCCGGGGGCTGCTCCACCAAGCCCGCCAAGTTGGACAGTCGGTGCGCCCCCGCCCAGGTCCAAAAATTGCGCGCGAACCGTGTGCATCGGTGGGTGATCGAGGATGGCTGTGAGCCGTTCGAGATGGAATATCTCTACTCGCATCGGAGCCGCCATTCCGACGAGATTCGTCCTAGTACGGTGAGTAATTTCCTGATTGGTGACGAACGCGATGCCACCAACACCGGCGACCCTTGCCTTTTCGGCGTCCGAAGCGAACTTTTTCCGAGTAATACGGGTTGCATGCTGCCCACGAGGGAAATAGACAGCCATTGCCCAACGCTCCCCGTCTCTCAGACAAAGACCGTCCGTTCCTCCATCAGGCCCGCCAAGCGGATGACTGGGATCCAAGCTTGTGAAGCCCTCACTTAACAATATTTGGGCCGCCAATCGTTCTGATCGCGCCTGACCGTTGGTCCATTCCCGAAGTCGATGCCACGTCTCGTCCCATCGAAAATTCATAGCCTGCCAAGTAGTCATGAGATGGGCGAGCATACCGAGGCCCCACCGTCCCAGGGGAGAGACGCAGCGATGGCTCGATCAAGCCCAGAATGGCCGCTTTTCGCTAGGGCCGATGACCGCAGTTGGCGGACCGAAACAGACATCGCTCACGCCCTAAAACAGCCCTCCGTCAAACGCCGCTTGATGCGTTGACATCGAGCGGGCTGGAACTTCTGTGTAGGGGCAAGACCTAGGATCCATCATCAAGGCTGGGCTCTGCCGACCTACGTTATTGGGAGTCGGGTCGGGTCTTGGTGCCGAGCGAGGCTATCGTTCTGGGCGGAGGTGGGGGTTGCCAATCGAGAGGCCCTGTCGTGCGCTCGAAGTACCGCTTCGCCTTTGGAAGATCTGGGTGCCTCACAGTGAAGTACTGACCACGGACCTCGTCGACTTGCTTGATTGTGTGCAGGCCGGTTTGGTCTTTCCAAAGCCGCGCAACTATTAAGCCGTCGCGAAAACCTTCCTCCTGTAGTTGGGCGCCCCTCGGACTCGAGTCGTACATGTACTCACGGGTCGGCAAGCCGTTGCTGCGCAGAAATGCGTCTGTCGCGACACCCATAAGGAAGTCGATGTCCATTGGCCGCGCTACATCCGCAAAGTTTCGCAGGTCCGTGGATGTGCGGCCTTCCGGATACAAAAGCTCGACATACATTCCCTCGCGGACCACCGCCTCGATCAGCGGTGCGAAATCTTGGTCGCCAGAGATAAAAGTGAGGCGGTGCATGTTGCGTCGGTGAGTGTGGGTGAGCATGTCGACAGCGATGAGAATGTCTACCTCCTTTTGCTCCTGGCGTTCCTTTTTGCGATGACGCGCCACGCCTTCGCTGACATGCCAGCCTTGAAGTTCCCTCAACTCGTTGAAGAAGGCATGCTTCTCAGCACGTCTCGCGACATTCTCCTCATCGCTTTCGGAAGCACGTTTGGCCGGCAGGCAGTCGTAATAGAAAACCTTCAAATGAAGGCCTTGGAGTTTGGCGTAGTCCAGTTCGATAGGTTTCCCGAACCAGTCTTTGCCAACATCTTCAGCCGTCTTGCGTAGCTGCTCCCCGTCGATGAACAGGTACCGCACTTCTTGCGGCCCTGTGTAACCGCCGCCAGCGATCTGCATTAAGTGCTCCTTCAAGTTGTTTTCAGAAATCTAAGGGGCCCTCGCAGTGTGCGGCTCAGCGCTTGCGACGCGTCTTTGAGACGACGCAATCGGCGCGTGCTTTCAAATATCGCCTCTTGGCCGACAGTGCCGGTCGTCGCCGACGACCGTCTCGTAGAGTGGCGCTAGCGCATCTAGCAGTGCCTCGACACCCGACACCATTTCAGCGACTAGCCGAGCCAAGCCGGCACCGCCCTCGGAAAAGTAGTGCTCCATGAGGTCGCCGATGTTGATCTCGCCGAGCTCCAATTTCAGCGTCTTGGCGGCTGCGAACAAGCCTAGTTCCCGGGTGGAATAGGCCTCCGAGTGTGCGATCGAGTTCCGAGTCGTCTTGTGCAGTGCGACCGCATCCGACAGATCGGTCAGTGCACTGTGCAGGTCGGGAAAGTCGTTGGTGACGGCCTTCGCAACGAACTGGTTCGCGGAGATCTTGTTCAGCTTGTCTGGGTCCAGACGAAGCGACGTTCCCACGAGACGGTACGCGCGATCCAAGATGCCGGTGAGCCGCAGCAAGAAATTCTCGTAGTGGTACTGGTACAGATCTGTCGCGTCGGATTGATCCTTGTCTAGGTCCAAGATGAAGTTCATCGCTATCCGCAACGAATTGACGCAGTTCTCTAGCGCGTTGACACGCTCCATGACCTGAGCGGCGTAATCCTCCACTAAGGTGGCCTCGAACTTGCCGCCGTTCTCCTTGGCATTCAACTCGTGCATGCCCTTGACCAAATAAGTCCGCTGATATGGAAGAAGCGGCTGAACCGCACGATGCTCAAGAAACGTGGGTTGGGAAGTCATGGACGGTTCATCTATCGTCGAATCGCATGCGAGCACGCATCACAAGCGGCCTTCGCGCACTCGCACATCCAACACCTGATCCTGAGCGCCATCGAGATCGCACTCATAGATCACGTTGACGTATGCCCCAAAACCGTTCTGGAACTGCGCTTTGTCACCGACGAATGTGATTGAGCCATCGTGCTCGTTTTTCCATCGGAAATGAGTGAACTTTGAATCGAATGTTCCGTCGGTCCACTTCATTGAATTCTTGGCCAGCTTCTCAACAAGCTTCGCGCAACGAATGCCGGCTGCCACCGTACCGTTGTTGCCGTGGCATTTGAGATCTTTCATGCAAGCCGCTTTCTCGGCGGCTTGCTTCTCCGCCGCGGCGCTCTTCTCGGCATCGCTCTTGCCGGACATCACGATCCCAACGACGATGGCACCAACTACCGCCGCGGCGCCAATCAAAGCGTCTTTCTTGGAAGCAGGCTGCTTAGTCGGATTCGTGACGCCGCAATGGGGGCACGTCTTCGCCTCGGTGGAAACATCCCTCTTGCATTCCCTGCATGACTTCAAGGCCACAGGTCCTCCTACTCTGCCGCACTAGGCGCGGCATCTCCCATCACCTCAAACACCCAACGGACTAGCGTTCCGACGATCAGTCCCCAGCTACCCGTTGGCCCTCTTCGGTTGCGCGAGCGCATCAAGAACTCCACGCGCCGCGGCACGTCCTCGCTCGTCGGCAGCTTCATAGTTATCTAGCAGCGCCGCTTCCTCCCGGGTGACGGCTCGCATGACGGTTTCCTTTGTCGTAG